GATTCCGCTAGTGATTGTGCCGTAGTCGCCGTAGATAGCGCAGTACTTGCCGTCGATTGAGCTGCCCCTGCCGCTAATTGAGCTGCTTCAGCCGTTGACTGTGCTGTATTAGCCGTACTTTGTGCTGTATTAGCAGTTGATTGTGCAGAGTTTGCCGTTATTTGAGCAGCATTTGCTACAGCATATAGTTCGGTGAAATTGTCATTTATTGCCGCTCTCGCCACGCCACCGCCATCATTGTTGTTTACGATTTTCTGTACCATCAAATTCACCGCCTAATCTATCCAGTAGTTACTATCATCCCAAATAGCATCATCCAACCATCTATATATAGCATTGGGATGTGGGGGAAGAGTATTGACACAAAAAAGTATTTCAGGCGGCTCAGGAGTTTCGCCTCCCCCAATATATCCAAACCCTCCACCGTAAAAACCACCGCCCCAAAAAGTCATAACTAAAACCTCCTAGTCTATCCAAAACATTTCATCATCCCAAATAGCATCATCAAGCCAAACATATTTAGCATTAGGCTGTTTTGGTAGCGAATTCACACAAAACAACATGTCTAATGATGGCGGATCAGATATGTTGATCTTCTTTATCGCGATTAACGTGCTTGTAAGGCTTCTTGCTACTCGCTTAACGACATAATCAAATGGGGTAGGAGTAGTTCCGGCGAATAGCGCAGGAAAACGATCTATCCATAACACAGAGTATTCGTTTATTGGGGTTTTAGCGTCCGGCAAAAATATGACCTTATCATAATCTATGTCTTCCCCAAACATTCTTGTTTCTGTCTCGCCCTTTGCTGCCGATATATTGCCTCCCATAAATATGGGCTCGCTATAAACAGTTTCCCATTCCCCGGTTTTCAAACCATCATTGACAATCTCTGATTTGCCTTCGTATAGGGCATAATAAAATGGTTGCTTATTACGCTGACAAGCTCGCATTTAATCGACCCCCCTACGAATAAACTCCTGCTACTGGCGTTATTTCCTGCAACAATGACCTTGATATAGTGCCCGTTTCCCATCCCCTGTTTTTACCATTCTCATTGTCATAAGTCTGTCCTTCTACGCCCAGTTTACCATATATTTCGACAGTTGCTCGGACAACCCAGCTTTCCTCTTGCTTTGACAATGGCATGTCATCAGGAACAGGCGTAACAGGATACCGCCTCCTAAAATATAAAGAAGCGGCATCCTCAATCAACTCCGCCAACAATAAGTCTTGGGAGTCATCAGATATACCAAGACGTATTTTTACTTTATCTATCATCGCCATCTTCATTACCCCCAGCTGCTTTATAGTTAGCTATCATATCTCTAATTCGGTCCGCCTTAGCTGAATGATGTGGTTTGATTCCGAGGGACATGGCTTCTGCTCTTAATTCTTCTAACTCTGTTCTTTTAACGACAATAGATTCCGGCTCGCTAATACCGTCAACAAATGCTTGCGGCTTGTAAATAGTAAAGCCTTGTGCTTTCCACTTGTTTTGGAAAGCACTCTCTGCAACTATTCTATGTACGTTCTCTTTTACTATCTCTAGCATGCCGAACCCTCCTTTTTACGCCTCAATATTTGCGTAAATGCCATTAGTCTTATTAAAAGGAACGAATGCATCATGATATATACGATAGCCGAATCTCCACCCGTCAGCCAATATATTATTATCAGGGTCAATAATTTTCGGCTGTGCTCTTTTTACTATTTGCATAGGCGCTGATCTAGAAATCATCATGAAGTTTATTTGTTTTGCGGTAGCAGTAGGCTCAAACCCGCCCTGTTCTTGCCCTGCTGTAGTTGCGTCAAGGAAAAGGTATTCTGTCATCATCCTGTCTGCCGGAACTTCGATTATAGGCATACTATTAATTGACGGAATCTCTAGTTGTATACCCCAAGGAGTGCTCACTGTCACTGTCGCATTTTTTTGGATATCGCTCGATAGCATCAAGTTTCCGTATACTTGAGGAGTGGCGAAAATAATGATATCTGTCAGCGGCACGTGATTATTCACAAGTGCTGTTCTTCCGGCGATAACTAAAGAAAGTACGTTTGCTGCTGTAACTGCAGTATTATCTGTCGGTGTGGTTTTCAGTGCGGCATATCTGCTAAATCTGTAGGCATCAAGTTCAGGAGAAACATGGTGCCGAATGAATTCACCTGCCACATTAACATATAACAAGAATGCTGTTTCCAAATCATCCATTGTATCAATAGGAATCATGCGACCGCGATCTTGCGAGAAGGTATGTGATTCCCATGTTAATGTCATATCTCCGAGAGTATATCCACCGTTCCGGTCATAATCACCCAATCCTTGCAAAAGCATTCTGGGAAGCAATATGCTTCTTGCATCCATCGTAGGACGCGCTAGTGTCATATCTAAATCCAGTATAGCAGATTTAGACTCTACTTGATATTTTCTGTCAAGTAGCGGAATAAATTTTTCGATTAATTCAATGTTGTTAGCCATTATCTTTTCCTCCAATAAATAAAATTATAATCTTAATGCTGCCTTTACCCTGTTTTCATAATCTGTCATTTGTGCAGCACTGGTAGCAGTAGATATTCCGACAGGAGGCGTAGCAATATCCCTTTGGGTTGCTCTTTCCCGCTCGATCTTCGTTGCCATTTCGCGCTGCTGTTTCACGAGAGTCACCAAACTCTGGCATCGCAAAGTTGTTCTTATCTCATCATCGCTAATAAATAAATCCCAGTCTTCCGGCGAAAATTCCTTGTCGGTCAAGTTTAATTCTGCCAATATTTCTTTTGCCGCTGCCCTATTTACTTTACGCTGCCATTCTACTTTTTGTTCTGATAATTCTTTCATTTGCTCTGCCAACTGTTCTTCAGCTGTCTGATGTTGTGTTCTTTCTCTTTTTAACGAAGCGGTAGTTTTCCTTTCCAGGTTTAGTGCGTTTTCTGCTTTCTGTTGCGCAAGTTCCGCCGATTTTCTTGCCTTCATTTCCTCGTCTAGAGATTTTTTAAGGTCTTCTAAAGATTCAACATGATCATTAGGATTTGCCTCGGAAGAATCAGCAGGTGAATCCAAAGAGGAGTCGTCGCCAGTGCTTAATACAGGTAGTAGCGGGAGAAAAACTGCGAGTTTTAAAATGCGCATAACAGATTTTTTCATAGTTGCCACCCTTTCTAGCACGCCCAGTTTTCCGGCTTGGCAGGCCGCATCGTGCTATTGAAATTTTTTATGTAAAAGGATTGTCCTTTTGCACCATAGTTCAATGAATATCCGCAATACTCTCAACTTTGCTTGCCAATCTAAGCTTAGCATCAACCCATTCGGCATCCTCTTCTTGGAAAGCTTTGCTTTTACTCCACGTAGCATTAGAGTCATAAAACAACTCACACACTGCATACGCAACATCGGGGGCAACCCCACAATCAAGAAGCATCTTTAAGGCTTGAGCCTTAACCAACATATTGTCGCTTCTAGTTCTCGGCAACTTTATTTCAATGTCGCCTAATGCCAAATCTCCAATCATATCAGCAGACGAACGGATATTGCGGCAAATAGTTAAAACTACCCTTAAGTAATCCATTTCCGCTTGCTTAAACATCTTCTCTGTTGATTTTGCCCTTGCCTCTGCCCTAGGCCAACCGCCTCTCAAAAACTCTGCCTGCCCAGTCGTTCCACCAGTAGACGCTTCTATCATGGAGGGGACTCCGCTAATAGAAAAAGATGCATTACGGAAGTTTTCTTTAGTGTTTTGCGTCTCTGACTGATTCAACTTAGCGAATAAATATTTAACATCCGCCGGAAGTCCGGGCATGCCCTGAATATCGACGGCACCGCCGCTCCTTGGAATGATTTTGACAGGTTGCCCATTTTCATCAAGAATTACATTTCCGTCTTCATCTTTTTTGTCTGGAAGCTGGCAATTAACAAATACCAACAAAGACTGAACGACCTGTTCAATGAAATCGGTCAAATTACTGTCGATGGTATTTACTCCATTAAGCAGCGACATCACCACCTCAATTACTCCCAGCCTACTATCGTTAAGCGGATACTCTATTATAGGAATTAAGCGTAATTTGTTAGCAGCCTCTGTTACAATAGCCTTCGCAAAATCGCTGTTGCCATCCTGCAACGTAAAAGTAAAATATTTATCATCAGTCCAGACACCAAATATTTTTTGTTTCTTGGTTATTCCACTAATATCAAGATATGTTTGAATAGCGTATGTCCCAGAAAACATTTTTCTACTGCCTATTCCGTTTTCATAAACATGAAAGGTATATCTTGGGTCCAAGACATCAGTATAATAAGGAGCATCATCTATAGTTATCACAGGGGCAGGATTAGGCAAGCAGATTCTACTCGCCGTTCCACATATATAAAACCACTCGGCCAACAAAGCGTCCTTTGCTTCTTTCTTGTCTAATCGCGCATATGTGTTCAATACATCAATATTATCTCCATCTTTTTTACCTGCATTCGTGTATTGTACAGGATGCGAAAATTCGTATCCTTTCTTAAACTCAACGATCTCATATGCTCCGTTTTCGATAACCACATTGTTAATGTCTTGCCTTACCGACTTCTTCCTTCCTCTGGCAGGCTGGTTCCCTCGGTAATACCAATATAAGTAATCTGTGTCTTCAGAGTTTTTATAATGAGTTGGCATAACCTCGTTCATAACCAGTGCTATATTTGCGGCAGTCAATTTAATAGGCGTAGCCACTAGTTTTGTCCGCCCAAACAAGTCTGTTCTTTTTCTGGCGACAACATCTCTGCCAATAATACTATCCATTGACATAATACCACCTCTTGTAGAATTCTTGTATATAAAAAAGACCGCCAACTAGCGATCTTTTTGTAGCCATACTAATATTTGTTCAATTCATCTTAATTACACATAAGTTCTGCTTGCTTTTTTCATTTTACCTCTTCTATTTTTTGTATCTGCCCATCTTCTACTTCTACTCTATAGGATTTTTGGCATTTGCGGCAGCACACTGTAGTATAGACTGCTTCCGCTAGCCCAATATACGCCATTATCCCTTGGCATGTTGGACAATACAGATATCCATCTACTATCATTATTTTATTTCCTCCGGTTTTATATTGTTCGCTCTACGTTGCATACTGTTCTAGCCCTGCTCTTATTAAAAATCATGTCAACAGCCATGGCTAAAGAATCTGGTGCGTCATCATGTTTATTTGTGCTTTTCATGCTGAACGAAAACAAATTCTGCATAAATAGTTGATACTCTTTTGGCCTCTTTCCCTCCACAAGAAAGATGAATTTCCTAATTTCTTCGGCATGAGAAAATATCCTAGCCTCTTTGCCTTTTCTTCCCTCGGCAGATTTTGTCGTTATGCTTATCATATAACCATCTTCTTTCAGCTCTTTTTCTATTGGGTCTTTGTATTCTTCAGTTTGCTTGTTAGCTTCAAAACGAGCAGCAGATACATTATGTTTCTTTATCGCATTGATAATTGCCGGTCTGGTAATATGCTTTTCTGCGTCAGAATAAACTACACCAATCACGTATCTTTCTATCTCGTCACCACAATCAACTTCCGCAATTATCGGCGCTGCAACAAAGTCTCCGCCTCCCCACGCAGGGTCTACTGCCATGAACACCCTAATGAGATCACCTTGAGGCAACACTCCATTAAAGTACGTAAAGTCTTCCGGTGTAAACAAGGCTCCTGAGCGTTCAATTGGTGCGCCTATAAACAAGGCAAACCAGCTTGCCATGTCATTATTTCTCTCATATGATGCTCGCTTGCGATGGTAAAACTCAGTAGAATATCCAAGTTTATATGGATAATCAAAATTGCTTTCGTCATTAGAGTCCAGAGCAGGAATAGTTATTTCTCTTATTCTAACTCTTGAATATTGCTCATCATTGTTTACTAAATCAAGTCTTACCCCCATTGGGTCAGACTCTGCCCATCTTGTTCCAATCCAGAGTATTTTTGCCGTTTCTTTTGCTCGTGGCAACAAATTGTTCTCTACCTTAAACCATGCCGCCCTTAACCTATCTACACTCAATGCTTCCTCAATGCCGCTTATTAAATCATCAGCAACAAGAAAAGAACTACAGTCACAAGCTCCGTTCAATCCCCCACCAAGAGACCGACACGTTAACGACGGGTATCTTTTGTCTCTATCAATATCAATAGTCTCATCTGCAGCATTTGTCCTCGTGATTCTAGAATCATTGAATACGTCCTGCCATGAATATGTCGTGCTGTCTGCTATGATCTCCAATACACCGCTATATAGCGCTTTTGTTACCGCATCACTATATGCCGTATATAAATTTGACCCTTCAGAATCGCGCCCAATCAACCATGTCGCAAGAAACATCGCCAAAGTAGTCTTTCCTACACGAACAGGTAACACTAAAAACCCTTCGTCAAGTCTGTCATCCACAAGGTCTTGTATCATATCTACCGCACCCTTAAGCACTTTCCGCCGTGG